GATAAATCAACTGCGTTGCCATATAAAACATTGCAATCATTGTAAAAGAAATTTTCTGTTAAATATGGTTCTAAAATTGTTAAGTTGCTTGAAACATTTGGAGATGTAGATTGAGTGACTAATAATTGAACATTAGAAAATGTTTGACTCACAGCTGGATTACATTGTATGCCTAAATAATATGTATCATTTTCTATAGGAGTAACAGTTGTTTTTAAAGTTATAGTAGTACTAGGTAGTCCAGATGCTGATGTTATTACTATGCCTGGAAATTTATATAATATTAATTTTGAACTTTGAAGAAGACCAATGAATCCTGCATTTACTGAAGCTGTAATTTGAAGAGTAACGTTAGGTGTACTTCCCCAAAGTATTGATCCATAATATAGGTCAAAATATCCTGGAGTGTCAATTTCATTAGTATAGTCATATACTCCATATAATTGGTCAGCTGTTAAAGAAATAGAAGTTGTTTTAGAAGCACTTATATAATAATTTAATATATTATTATCAGCAGATGAAGTTACATTTAATGATTTAATTGAGTATAAATAGTAAGAAGGATATTCTGATATGTTAAGAATTTCATAATTTACTACACCACTTACATCATTAAATGTAAATCTTAAATTTGTTAGTTCTTGTAATGATAAAGTATTATCATTTCCTTGAGCATCTTTCCTAGCTATTTTTACATATTTTACTCCTGCTGGAACAGTAGGATTAACAATATATGGTGGTAATGGCATGTTTAATTTATTATGTTATTTTAAACTTATTTTCAATTATTTATTATCTAGCCCTCATCCTTGAAGATTCAACATCATTCCAAAATATGTACACTTCTCCATCATTTGGTGTAGTATTTAAGTCTAAAAATGCTTCTAATGATGTTATTGTTGATTTGTAAAAATACGGTTTATAATTAACTAAAGTAGTATTTACTTTTAAAAATTGTTTACAATCTTCATCTATTAAACTTTGATTAGCCACTTCTAAAATTGAACCACTAAATTCTCCATTTACAAATTCATCTTGAGTATTATGAACATATGAAACTAATCCTGCTACAGTATCATTGTTTCCAGACCATGATTGAGTTATGTTAACATATAAATTAGTAGTAGAATATTGTCCATTTAAATCAGGCATAGAACCAGCACTACTTCCTGTAATTTTCTCTATAGGAAATGACTGTTGATCTGTAGAAGAAATGTATTCTTTTTGACCATATGATGAAGTAGGATGTGATCCTATTGAACCAGTTATTATTATATTTTTTAATGACATTAATATTTTATGTTAAGGGTTCGTGTTGTTGGACTGCCTACCCATGTTATGTCACTATTTGATGTAACTTGAGGCAATGGATATTTATTTCTTTCCAATAATGTTTGTTTGATTATTACACCTGTTGCTAAACTTGCTCTAGCAGGTGTAAAGTCTTTAATCATCTTAAATAATGAATTATCATAAAATTTAATAAGTCTTATATAGTCTACTAAATCGTAATTATGTGTGTATTTTGCAAAGTATTCATCTCTTAACCTATTAAAATCTGGATAGTAGTTTAAGGATGATGATACTTGTCTTGGATCACCAATATAATTACCTATGTTGAAATTTCCAAGCTGAGATATAATGTCATCATTAACTTCATCTTGGGGTGAAAATGCTGCTTCAACATAATTTATATTTTTACTAAAACTTTCACTTAAATATGATGTTTGTTGAATTGAAATGTAAGGAGACAATGTGTTTCCTGATGGATATACATTATTTACAATTTTTATTTTTTCAGTAGTTGCATTTTTTATTCCTGCTGAAAATTGATTTTGATATGTAATTTCATAATTAGGAGAAAAAGAATATGAACCAGATAAATAATATGTACTTCCCGCTGCAAAAGATGCAGTAGATGGATTAACAGTAATTGAAGGATGTGTAGAAGTTCTAGTACTTCCAGATGTGTCCAATAATGTTCCTAATGGTGCTCTAAATTTTAGACTATTTAAAGATGTTTGAGAGCCATTTAATGAGTTTCCTTCTATTGAGTAAGGATTCATTACATAATCATTAAATTGACTTTCACTTAATGACACATTATAATATCTTAATTCTTGAAATGAACCTGAAAATGGTTTGTATATTTTAGTTGCTAAAGTTAAAGAACCTGAAAAAGGTAAATATAAACTAGCACTAGCAAAATTACTTGTGGATAAATTTACACTTCCAGAACCTTGAAAACATACATCATTTCCATCATATCCTTCATATATTTTATTTTTAGCATATATTACACTATTGTTGCCTTTATTGTTAACCAATACTGACCACCAACCCCCATCAAAAAAAGGCAAATATATACTTGCTGAGTTGTTGGAGTTGTCTATAAGTTTTAAAGTTCCATATTCATTATATGGGTTAGCTATTGAACCAGAATATGAAGCTGATGTGTATCCTGAGCCTGTGTATTCTAACACTACTGAAAATATATTTGTGTTAGAAGAGGCCCAATTAGTTAGTAAACTTTGAGAAACATTTAATGTTGGAATGCCTAATGTTTTAAATCTAAATTCATATGCTCCTAAAAGAGGAGCTACAGTTGTTGTTGTAGTTGGAACTTTTACATATCCTGAACCAGACACATCAAAAGAATAATTAAATTGGTCTTGAAAATTGTCAAAGTTGTTAACAATAGTATTTGACTTTCCTCCAAATTCATTAATTCTTAATATAGTATCAGGAATGCCATATATGTTTATAAGAGCTCTTAAACCTTCAGGAGTACCTTTTTTCTTTAACAGTAAAGGTACATTATGATAAATTCGTTTATATATTTCTTTATTTATATCATTTAAAGGTTCTTGAGAACTTGAATTAGATGAAGATATATAATTGTTTATATATTCATATCCTGAAGGAGTAGGTAAAGAACCTGTAGTATAAGGCAACAATAAAGTACTTCCAGATGAAGTTAAACCTATTAATGAAGAATATAAATCAGCATCTGAAAAATTATTTTGGTATATTTTTACTCCTAAATCTCTAATAGCTTGTGCTACCATATCTTTAGATATTCCATAATTTAACCTATTATCCGCGTCAAATTTATTGGTAATGTCTTTTAAATATATCCAAACATTGTCAAAATTTTGACCAATCATTTGTATAAATAAAGAATACTGATCATTGGTAGGATCTTCACGTAAATAAGTTGGAACAGCGTTTATTAAAGCATCATTATTATTTGCGTCAAAATATGAAGCAGAAATAGATTGAGTGGAAAACCAATTTATTGCTGTTAAAGAAGTTGTATTATAATTTAAAAAAGGTGCTGAAATATTGGTTTTAGGCCATGCGTGACTTTCTGATGTGTAATATAAATAATATTCATAACTGTCAAAGCCAGTTATAATGTCATTTATTTTATTATTCCATATTATTTTACTTTCTGCTTGATAGTAACTAGAAGTGTTGGTTGTTAAACTAGCATTAGATGTATATTGTTCTATTAATGATAATTTATAGTAAAAATTTTCTAATCTAGTTTGCGCTGAAGAAAAATGTGTAAATTCTGAATAGTCAGAATAGTCAACATTTATTTCTATTCCTTTTTCTACTAATAAACTGTTAATTTGAGATATTAAACTTCCAGAGCCTGCAAGAGATGTATTTTGAGATAATGAATTGTAATTTTGATATGTTGTTGAATTATTTATTTGATCTTTAACGTCTAGATTATAATTAGGACCTTGTATATAATTAAGTTGTTCTGTAATTTTAAATACAGTTGTCAATTCAATTTGGTAAGCTTGAGATTCTGCTATTTGTTCTACTATCCAACATTGAGAATTAAGAGAAAAATTTACAGGTAATGGCTCATATAATTTAATTAAAATTGTAGGATCATTAGGAATAGTATTGTCTAGAAATATATTATTGGCTATTAATAGTTTATTATTTCCAAAATTTAAATAAAAGTCAAGATATGAATTTGGTGAAAAAGATATTTCATTAACAAGTTCATTTGTTAATTCTACTACATCTAAATTAGATATTTGAGTAGTATTTAATCTTAACTCTGTTCTGTCTGAACTTATATTTTGTATGTAAAATGTATTGTTAGGAGAAGAGGATATTTTTCTTTTTAAAAAATTATATATAGTATAATATTGTCCTTCTGAAAAGCCATTTGCTTCTAAATCATTTTGTGGATCAATTATTACATTATTATCTTGTATTTTATAATTCGGATATCCTGCGGTGTTGCTAAATAATATATTTTTATTTAAATCTAAAATAAAATATTCTAAATAATCTTGAGATGAATTAAAAGTAACACTTACTTCAGTATTAGATATAAGTGATTCATCTTCAACTGAGTAGTTTTGAAGTTGTAAAGTATTTGGATCTATATATTGAATGTTAACTATTTTATCCATTATTTAGGAAGTTGTAAGTCTATTAATTGTTGATTTAAATCTAAATTTTGTTGTTGAAGATTATTTATTTCCTCAATTAATGCTTGTATGTCATTATTTATAGGAGCATAACCAATGTATTCTGTGCTTGTTTTTATAAGATATTCATGAGAATTTGTGGTTCCTAATTTAGGAATGTTAAAAAATATTTGATTGTAATTTTGAAAAAATTCATCTACAGATATGCTCACAGGAGCAAATGTTGTAGAAGGAGTTGGAGAAGTAGCTAATTGAGAAAAGTTAGTGTCTATAACTTTTTCATATTGATTTTTAGCATATACTTTTTTACTTAAATTTATTTTTTCCATTATCCATTAATTATTTTAAAATAATAATTATTATCTAATATAATTGTATTTTCATCAACTATAGTTTTAATTAAAATTTTATAGTAACGTTCTGGTTCTAAACCATTCATGAAAATATTAAAATAACAGCCTATTTCATCTGCGCTTATTTTAGTGTACACATCATCAAAATCTACTACAAATTCATTAGTGTATATGTCCTTTATGGCATATGATGATTGTTCTTTAGGTAAATAATAGTTTTGAGTGTAAATAGATGATGTTGAAAATATTCTAGAAGGATATTCAGGTCTTGAATATATTCTAAATTTATTAACACTGTCTAAGTAAAATGTTCCTGGATTGTTTTCTAAGGTTACTACAAATGGAAGAGTATCTATTGTGCTTAATGTTGATGAGCCTGTGTTCCAAGTAAAATCATTCCATTTAAATTCTAAACATGGAGGATAAATAGTATGAGTGTCTATAGAAAAATACTTTAACTTTGGTTGAACATTTTCATCATTAACAAATTCATCTTGTTGTTTAACAATAAATCCATTATTAGGTATAGAACCACTGTACCATTTAGAGGTAACATTAGTGACACTTATGTTAATGTCTTTATCATCATAGTAACTAAACAATTGAGAACCACTTAAAGATTGAGTTACATACCAAGTGCATCCTCCTGGACTAACTGATGAGGAGTATGAACCAGTTGAACCTGCTGCAAATGAACTAGTAGTCCATTTTATTCCTCCTTGATAATCTCTCCAAATCCAACTTGCTCCATTTTGTGTTTCAGGTAAATTTCCAAATCGTCCTGTGCCCATATTCCATGATTGAGAAACAGGATAAGCTATTAAAGTAGTATCTTTATTTAATGATGTTACATTTGCAACAAAACATCTTAAATTAGAATGCCATTGAGAGCCAGATATTTTATTGTTGACAATATCTATAATTTCATCAGATGAAAATTGAATTAGAAAGCGGCTTGCTTGAGGGGCAGGTGTTCCTAATGCTCCTACTTCTAAAGATGCTTCTAAAATTTCATCTAATCCTGTATTCATTTCTGGATACATGGAGTATAAAGTTGTGTCTTGTGTTGGGAATAATTTATAAATTGCCATTATTTTATATTTCCTAAAGTTATAATTAAATCTATTATATCATTTTTTATAGTATCTTCATATTTTGAATCCATTTCTTTATCTACTAAATAATGATGTCTTGTAAAAGGAATTATTTTATCTTCATAAAATTGTTCAATATATTTAAATAATTCAGGATCTTTTTTTAATTTACCAGAATTTCTTAATTTAACAATTAATTGATCTAATTGTTTAACCCAAGACTCTACATCTTTATTATCTTCTAATAATAAATTAAACATATCCTTTATCTTTTAACATTTGTTTTATTTTATTTACACCAAATGATATTTCTTCGGATACTTGTTTTAATGTCTTTTTAGATTCATTTAACGATGATTTTTTATTCCATTCAAATTCTAATGGATGTTTTTCACCAAATTGTTTTTTATATTTTTCAAATAAATTAAATAATCTTCGTGAAAAAACTTCTTCATATTCTTTACCTATAGTATCTAAAAAAGCCTCATAATTTTGATTAATAATATCATTATATTTTTGCTTTAATTCAATATTAACTGCCTCTTTAATTAATTTTTTTAATTCTGATTTTTTCATTATTTCATGTAATTATTTCTAAATTGATAGATTCCATTATTTTTTAAATAATTTAACATTGTAGGGATAGATATATTATTTAATTCTGCTAATTGGTTTGTTGATAGAGTTTTATATTGTTCTTTAATTAATTCTAAATTTAATATATCTGTTTTACATTTTATTTTTTTACCTTTTATATTTTGAGACATTAATTCTTTAGATTTTTCTGTTCTTTTTAATCCTATTTTAGGATCTATATATTTTTGAATTCTTTCAATTCGTTCATTTATCTTATGTTTATCTTCTTCTCTAAGCCATATATATCCATTCGACTGTTTTGTTTTACCTAAAATATTATTTTTAATGTTTCCTTTATTATTACGTTGAACATCTTTTATACTATTCCAAATTTTAATTAATTCTCCATTTAAATCAAACTGGAATACCTTTTTGCTATTAGGCATATTTTTTTGTATTTGGATTTTAGTTTTTTCACTTCGTTTAATATTAGCTTTTAATAATCCTTTACTAATTTTATCTTTAGTTTCTTGACTTAAATTACCACCTTTACCATCAATTTTACAACATAAACTAGGTATTTCTAATACTTTATAAAATATTTTCCAACTTGTTTCTCGTTCTAAAAGTTTAGATTCTTCACATTCTTCAATTATTTCAAAGATATGGTTTTCAGCACCATATTTTTTAAGTGAATAATATAATCTAACTTGTTGTTTACAATTTAATGTTTTATAATTATCTTTCCAACGTTTTTCAATATTGACACTTTGACCAATATATGTTTTATTACTAGGACTTGTTATTTTGTAAATTCCAATACTCATGTTTTATTATAAATATATAAAATATTAAAGATTGGAGACCCTTCCTAAAATATCAGTTGTTGGGAATTTCACTTCAAAAATCATAGGATCTAATGATGGATAAATTGTATTGTTTTTAGTTGCACCTGATATATCATATGCCCACTGTGAGTATCCTAAACTTACTCCTACTTTATTAGATATGTCAATAGATTTTACAGTTTGAACTCCTTCTATTTTATCTAAAAGAATGTAAATTTCTCTTAAAATAATAGGTTGATTGATTTGCCAATTGTCTATTGCAAAATATGTTTGTAAAGCTGTTATACACCTAGTTAAAATATCATTACTATTGTAATTTGGAAGAATGATTATGTCAAAATTTACTCCAATGTTAACTATAAATCCGTCTTTAATGTTGATTGAATCATTTATCATTCTATATTGAGAAAGATAAGTAATCATATTTTGCTTTAAAGCAGAAGTAGCAGTGTTTAATTTACTGTTAATGTCAAATGTTAAAACATATAAATCTAAAATAGCATTTGACTCTCCTGCTGAAATATTTTGCATTTTTGTTGGTTCAATGTATGCTTTAGACACTACACCATATTTAGCAGGCATGCTTAATGTTCTTACTAAATAATCGTCTTGAGTTACATTTCTCAATTGGCTGGCAAAATTAGCTGATGAATTTTGTCTAATTTCTTCAATTGTGTCTCCATCTCCTCCTCCGTTTGCAGCTAAAGGATTAGTAACAGCTAATGATGTAAAAATGTTATTTGCAGTAACACTGTTTAAATTAGAATTTAAAAATGTAACATTTCCACTTAATTTAGTTAAAGTATTAGCTCCTACATTTGACGCTACTCCTCCACCTGTTAAATATCTAAATGTTAGAGTAGTATTTGAAGGTGCAATTCCATAAGTGCCAGTGTATAAAAAATTTGATGGAGAATAAGCTGTTGTAAGTTTATCTTGTTCAAATGGTAAACCTATGCCTACATTATCTGGATTAGGAATTATGTTTTCATCTATGTCATTTGATGTGCCTGCTCCAAATTGAATTTGTAATGTGTTAGAATTTTTAAAACGTGTAGTAAATCTACGTTGAATTTTCTTTAATTTTAATAAGTAAGGAGCATCTCCATTATATTGAGATAAATTAGGATCATTGACATTTGTATTTTTGATTGAATCATATATCATTTCTTGACCTAAATAATCTACTTCATACCATACATTTCCATCTGAGTCTACACAGTCTAAAATTCCAACTAAATTTGAAGTGTTTAATTCTACAGTTGAAAATTTTACTGGTGATCCAAATGAAAAAGTTTTTGAATTAATGTTAGAAGAAATAGCTTTACGAGATTTTTTTAGTAAAAAATACGTTGGATTTCCTCCTGATATTTCATATACTGTAACTTCAGTAGAATCTCCTGAACTTGAAACTGAAAAATCAATTGGATCATTTATTAAAAAAGATGTTCCACTTGTTGATGTAACAGTTGAATTTTTATTAATAAATAAAGTGTAAGTAAAATCAGGACTGTAAGTTGAGCCAGATATTATAGAAGGTACATTTTGATAAAAATCTACATTTGTAATTGCTACTCCTGTTACATTTGGCTTGTAGCCAAACATATATGCTAATTCAAATAGATTATTTGACTGTCTAGCAAATTGTAAGTAATTTTCTTGTACTTGATTGTCTAAGTAAAAAGATAAAACATCACCTACATATGATGCCATTTCAATAAACATCATTCCTGGAGATGCAGGGCTAAAGTCATTGTATGTAGTTGGAAAATAAGTTTTAGTATAGTCTATTAAACTAGCTTTAAACTCATTAAAGTCTTTATTTATGTATTTTATATTTTTATTTGTCATTATGTAAATGATATTTGAACTTGATCTGAAACTCCAGTGTTAATTATAGTATAATACAATTGAATAGTTATTTCATTATTGTCTGGATTTTCTGTTATGTTTAAATTATCTATTTTAATATTATTGAAATATTGAGATAATAAAGATTGAATGTTTTCTTTCAAATCACTTACATTATCTGATGAAATTTGTTCAAATATAAATGCTCGTAAATTTGCTCCAAATTGATTGTTTAAATATCTTTCTGTTTTATTTGTTAAAAAGAAATTTAATAAATTATTTCTTATAGCATCTTGAGTAATGTATGTTTGAAAAAATACATTTGGGGCGTTAAAAGGTATAGACACTCCAACCGCTGTTCCTGGTTTAGTGTCAATTGGAAATATCTTTTTTGCGCCGAATGCCATTATCTTTTAATTAGTCCCATTATTTGATTTAAACTAAGTTGTCCTTCTGGTAGTGAACTTCCTTCAGACATTGTATTTGAATTTCCACTTACTTTAAATTCTCCATCAAATCCTGACTTTGGCCCATGTGACATTTCATCTAAAATATCTATGTATGTTTGTTTAGTGTTAACTTTAGGAGTTGAAGGAATTTGATGTGGAATAGAATTAGTATTAAAAGATAATGTTCTACTATCAGGTTGATGTGACTCTGTTATAGATTGTTTATTACTTTTAATTGCTTCTAAAAGAATATCCTTCAATTCTTCTTGAATTGCTTCTTTTACTGCTTCTTTAATAATTTTTTTAAATTCTGATGGCTTCATTTGTTATAAATATTGAATTAATTAGCTTTTAAATTACTTGAGTCAATAATTAGTTTAAGTTCTGCAATTAATATTTGTGGTTTAGTTGTAAATGATGAAGGTGTTTGTAATAATATAATACCATCTTTATTTCTAGCCACTGCTTTTATTTTTTTTACAGTGGGTGAAAATTGTTCTTCTACTATTCCTAAATTAAATCCTTGATATACTGGAGATAATATATTAGCTGCTGCGGCATCTGCTTGAGCTTGATTATATTGATTTTCTATTGCTATTAAAGAATCACTAATAGGAGTTAACATTGCGTTAGGATCGCATTTTTTAAAATAAACATCTAATGATTTTAATAAAGCTATAATTCCTACTAATATAGTATTCACAAAATCTAAAATATTAGAAATAGCATTTACTTTATTTTTAATACCATTTATTTTACCACTTAATGGATCTTCTAAATCTTTTAATATATTAATAGTTGCAGGTAAAGTTCCAGGAACTCCTGGTGGTGGAATTGCTGCTAATGCTATATTAGATGCTAATCTAATTGCTTTTACAGTACTTAATGATGTTGAGACTATTCCAACGGCTGTACTTAATGTACTTAATGGAAGTGATAATAGTTGAATTGTTTTTGATGTAGCATTTAAAGTGACTACTAACGTATTTTTTAATTTTATTAATTTATCTAAATCAGCAGTTGGTAAACAAGTATCAGGATATTTAATATCTGGTGTACCTATATTTTCAATTCCAGCTTTTGATGCTATTTGAAATATAGTAGGGATTATTTGTTCAGCTAGTCCTTGAATTTTACTAGCTAATAATGAAGATATTTTATCTGTTGTCGCCATTATTTAAAAAGAGATTTTATGACATTTGCTTGATCTTGAATATTTTTATTAAAACTAATATCTTTTCTAATATTATCACTAACTTGAGATGGAGTTAAACTTATATCAAATTTAGGAGGAGTATTTAATTTAACACTACCACTATCTTGAGGTAAAGAAGTAAGCGTACCTATATTAGGTTTAGTATATGCCATTATGTAGTATAATTATTTTTTGAAGTTAAATTATTTAGTTGTTTATCTATAGCATTTAAGTTAACAGATAAACTAGTCATAGGACCCACTAATTGAGGAAATATAGCTGGGGTAAATGGAGCAACTGGAGCTGAAGTAAGTGTTTGTAATGTTGTAATTAATGTTCTAACACAACTCGATAATTCTTTAAGCGCTTTAACTGTAGCGTTTCCTTTTAATAATGGTTCTTTTGCTAAATCTTCAGGACCTAAAAATATTTTATCAGATTTAATAATAAATTTTCTAGTGTCAGCCGTAATTGTTTCTTTTGAATTAAAGTTAATAGATTTTATTGAACTAAGTAATATACTATCTGTATTAGAATTAAATACTAATCTTCCTGAGTTTAAAATTATTTGTTTACCTTCATATTCATTGGGAGTAGTAGGTACATCAAGTCCTGATTCTTGGTAGCTTAAATAACTAGTACTTGCTGTTTTTAAAGGTATTTTTTGATTACTAGTTAAATAAATAGATGAATCGTCATTATTAATGTCTTCAACAATAGGAATCCATCCTTCTTTTCCTTGTTCTCCTTGTCCATTTCTAATAATAGTAATTGGATCTCCATTTATTCCAGTTGATGACCAGTTATTTTTAATAGTACTAGAGGAATTAGTTACTGTACTTCCAAAACGTATTGAATTTCCCCATCTACCTTCTTGTATAATATCTCCTTCAAAAGGTAAAAGTGGATGAATATTTGTTTTTTCTTTGAAAGTTTCACCTAAAAATACTTGTTTATTTTCATTAGTAACTATATTAGTACTACCAGCTTGAGTTTGAATGTAATCCTTTTGTTGTGGAGGAGTAGGTTCATTAGCTAAAGAAGGATATGCATTATGATGAGGATGATTCCATAAACTCACTATATTAATATAGTATGGTCTTTTTGAAACATTTGTTTCACCAATTAAATCATTAGGTAATGATATTATATATACCACTTCATTTATTAAAGGATAATTTTTTATGTTAGGATAAAGAGGATATGCTACTGGATAAACACTATGTTTATTAGGATTTTCAACTAATTCATATTCAATAGCTCCTAAAACATTCCATCCTCCTAAATCATTAAATCTAGAATGTGTTTCATTTAATATTATACTTATTACTCTTGCAGGAATTATTATTGTTCCTGTTTTAAGAGCATTACCTATATTAAAACCATTATTTTTATTTGAATTTAAATTTTTATTTAAACCACTAAAACCATAAGTAGTCATTTTATTCGGGTTTTATATTTTTATTTAATTTATTGATATCATTTAACAGTTGATCTTTTTCAGCTTCTGAAATGTTGATGCCATCACCTCCACTACTTTTATTAGTAGATATACATCGTTGAATAATAGTTGCCATTTTAATTAACTGTTCATCATTTTTAACGCCTATTTCTAAGTATTCTTTAATTAAAGGCACAATTAATGTAGCGTCGCCTATTTCTGTGACCATAGGTTTTAGTTCATTTATTAAAGTAGATATTTGCTTTTCTTTTTTCTTTTGATTAACATAAATTTCTTCAAGTAAATCCTTGAATTTTTTATCGCCAAATATGTTAAAATCTAATCCTTCCATGTTGATTTTTATTATAAATATATGTCCTAATGGAATTTTATGTGTCCATTTTCTAAGTAAAAAATATAATTATTTTTAAATATTTTATGTAACTGATCAGCTATTTTAGTTATTTTAGGAGTTTTAGCATCTATCATTTCTCGTATGTAGATGTACAATGCTTTTTTGTTGAAAATGTCTAAATGTTCGCGTTTTCTAAACAATTCTAATATTGCATCTGCTATTTTGACATCTTGTTCTTTAACAAATAAAGTTTCTAAATTTTCAGTGCAATATTCAACATATAAGTCCATAAATAAAGATATTTTATCTCCATGTGATAATATGTCACTTGGTGAATTATTTTCTTCTATAGTATATGAAAAATCATTATCTTCTTCTAAAGTAGACATTGGAACAGATGCAACTTTTTTCTTGTAATTTTTATCATTGTATAAAATTAACCAACGTTTTACTATAGTGCCAAAATATGAATATGCCTTAGATCCTTTAGACGGATCAAATAAATGTATTTTAGACAGTAAAAATATTATAATTTCATGTTGTAAATCTTCTATATTTTCAACTTCAGTATGATAAAATTTAAATGTGTGAATAATATTTTGAGTGAGTTTAAAAAACGCATAATGTATTTTTTCATCATATATTTTACTTCGTTCTTCAAAATCAACACTTAAATTGTAAGCCACAATAGCATCTTCAGTATGTTGAGTAAAGTAATTTTTTTTATTAGGTGTCGACATTTATTTTAATTTAAAATTATTTAATTCATCTTGTAGAAATTTTAACGTTTTAAAGAAAAATCCTACTTCATCATCTCCTTCAAATGAACCTTTAGCGTCTATTTCTTTTAATTTTTCATCAGAAAATTTAATTGTGTCAGACACATTTGTTATATGATTTTCATATAATTTAATTATGTCTTCATATGCTTCATTTTTCTTTAAAAGATTGTAACTTACATAACATAAAGTTACCACTAACAATAGTAAAATAATAATTGTCAACATCATGTTGTTTTAATTTAAATGAAAAAAGTTGTAATGTAAATTACAACCTTTATTTGTTTGTTTATTTGTTTATTTAATCTTTAAAAAAATCATTCATTACATTTTTTAAACCTTCACTTTTAATGCTTCCTAATGCTTGAGTTTTAATAGTAGGTTTTTTACTTCCGTTTACATTTAATATAGGTTTTTTACTTTGATTAGACAAGTTACTTTTAAATTTAGGAAACCATTCTCTTTCAAATTCTATTTTAGCTGCTAAAAAATCTGCCTGATGAACAATGTGAACTAATGAAGTGCGTATTTTAGTCTCTGGAGCCCATGATAAAAGATATGGCTTATTTGACTCGTCGTACAGTCCATCATGTAATTTAATTGCCAACCATTCATTTTTAGTGTAATCTACTCCATGTTGATGAAGTAAATATAAACCACGATCTGGAACAGTCATAAATTCAAGTTTAGTGTTGAATGTGTAATCTTCTCCTAGTTTATCTTTACGCCATTGATCAGTTTGAGGAATGTATGATTCATTTTCTTCATCTCCCATTTTACCTAAATCATGATTCATAGCTGAAAATACTAATTCTTCAACAGTATAATTTTTGTCTACTCCAAAATCTTCCCACACTGAGTTAATTTTTAAAGCAGCCTTAATGACGCGATTAACATGTTCTACATATCCTCCAGGAAAAGCATTATGATATTCTTTTTTATGTGACGCAGGCATTAACATAATGCGGTCAGCATATTTATTGTAAAAAATATTTAAATTTGTTTTACGTGGTTCTGAGATGTAATTATCAATGTACGATAAAAATTCTGTCCAATTATCTTGGATTTGTTCTGCGGTTAATTTCATAACTTTTATTTTGCTTTAATTTAAAATTTATTTAGTTCTTGTCCTATTATAGGTTCAGATTCTATGTATGTTTTAAGTTGAGAAACTAAATCTCTAACTGATTCTACAATTTCATAACTAGCATCACGATCCCCTCTATTCAGAGTAAAATTTAACTTATTCATACTAGAATCAATACTATCTATTTTTCTCAAAACTATGTCTCTATTTTTCATTTTTATTTATTTATAAATTTATCTTCTTTCTTTCCCGTATTCTAAATATAAGTTAAATTAAAATTAAGGCCAAACTTAAATTAAAAAATCTTTAACCTTAACATTTACATCTTTTAACAATGCACATTTTTCATATTCTTCTAATTTTTCAAAATGTATTATAGATATTTCTAATGCTACTATTAATTTTTCATCTGCTTTTAACTTTATGCATTCAACATGAAATGGATTTTCTACTTTTATGTTTTTAATGTAATTCCAAGCTCTATCATATGTTAAATATTCTCCTATTTTTTCTAAATCTTCTAATTCTAATTCAGAAGACACATTTTTAAAAGTTTTAACAATATACTTATTAAAAAGTAAATGGTTGCTTATAGTTTTACTAAAACCTCCTAACCAATATAAAGGATGATCTGAAAAGTCTACTAACATAGAAACATCATCTGTTTCTTTACTGTTTTCAGAATCATTAAATGTGCCAAATATATTATTAAAATTTATCATTAAAACGTCAAAATAGTGTTTTTAAAAGTATTAAATGTTGTTTATGTATAATTTTATATCTTTATAAGATTAGTTAGTATAAAAAAAGCCCCACATTGTTTTACATAAATATGGGGCTTATTTAATTACATTAACTTTTACTTTTTAAGTGCGTCTACTGGCGCAACTGTAGGTACAGCCACAGTAACTTTAGCATCTGCTAAGGTAACAGTAGGTTTAACTACTTTAAAAGAATCAGTTAACTCAGCAGATAAATCATTTTCTACTGTTACTTCAGGAGCAACTTCTACAGTTGGTTCTGGTGATACTCTACCACATGAGGTAAGTATAATAGCCATAGCTAGTATTAGGGAGTTTGTTTTCATAATCATAAATATATGATAGAAGTAAAATTTTCCAAATTTAAGTGTAATTTTCTCCTATTTTTTTAATTGCTTCTTTAGCTTGTCTAATTCCTATTTCAAAAAATTCACGACCATTGTTGAGTCTAAAATCTTTTAAGTATTTATGAATTTCTCCTTCAAAAGCTATTCCACCTCCATTAAATCGATAAATGTACTCAATTTTAAATGGAGTAGGCACTCCTGATGGTTTTGACAGTGCTTCTCTTCGAATTTCTACTTCTTTACCAGTGTATCCTATTTTAACCATGCCAGGTAATGAAATGTTAGACATAATGTATATTACTTCTTTACCATTTCCGTCACTTGGAATGTTTCTTTTTGTTCGATTGGTAAAATACTTTATTTCATCCCAACCTTCAGAACTTGGATACATTGGATCTACAGAAGGCGTTTGTGTGTAAAAATGTATAAAGTTATTTTTAAAGTCTTCTAAAGCAGACACATATGATGTAGACTCAACTTCAGATATTTGTTTAAGTTTTTTAAATCTTTTTTCCATAGATTATTTTTTAAGTAAATTTTTAACATATGGAATTAAATGATCAGATAGTAAATCAGTTGCAATAAAACATACAATTGGAAACCAAATAGGAAATGTAATTTCTTGTAATGGAATGTTTAATGCGTAAACATGGTTAGCTAATATAAGATACATTGAACCAAATATCCAAACTGCTGCTGCTAAATGTGACATTATTTTTTTCATGGCTTTTATGTTTTTAGTTATTATTAATTATTATATTATAAATATATATAATAAAACCATGGAAGCCTAACTTTTAATTTATTGCATCGTCTTCCCTACACATCACTTTCCTACGTATATATTTACACATCGTTGTTGAACTTTTTACGATTGTACTTTTTTTTACTTTTTACAACTTGAGGACGAAAGCGACCATCATAAGCTCCTGCTTGTTTCATTGCTTCACGCTTTTTTTCTAACATTAAAGATTTTAAGGTGCGTTTCATTAAGTTTTTTTGTTTAATGTACACGATAGTAAACTAAGTGTAATTAGTGACGCTCTAGCTAGCCATGGCCACGTTGGAATAAAAAAGTTCCACATAATAAATGACATAATAATGTACCATACTGTAAGTGATGATAAAAATGTAATTAGTGATTTCATGTTTTTTTACGTTTAATATATGATGATAAGTTTACTTGTCCAAGTTAAATAAGTGTATATTTTTTGTCGATGTAAAAAATTTTACTTTTTAAAAGATTCTGAATTTACATAATAGTGTGTAAAAGGGTTAAGTGGAAATGTAGTGGTTGGATGTGGCTTTTGTATATAAGTATATACGTTTTCGATGGTTAAATTTTACATTCGATGAATAAATACATATTACTCCTTTTCCCACACCACGTACCGCTACATGGACTACAACGACCATGGGCTATACACATTCCCCTACATGTACGTACGTACATATACACTAATCTTTTACACACAGTAGAGGTCAACCTTACTCTTCTTCTTGTCCAATCAATATAATACATGGCTCATCAAAGTCTAAGCCTTCCTTATCTATTGATGATATTTCTGAGTATACACTTCCACTTTCTCTGTCTATGTTAAGACATACTATTACATCATCATTTATTTTACTTAACTTTTTCTTTAGTTCTTTAACTGTCATAGTTTTAAATTTTTAGTTTAACTTATTTTTCTTATGATTAAATATATGTTCCTATATCTTGTTAGCCAAATTCCCTACCAGTTAAAACATGTCTCATTCCCATAATATAACTTTGAAAGTTAATAGCATTACCATATTCTACTTGGTCATCTTGCCATTGGAATATCATTCCTTTTTTTACCTTGTTGTTTACATCGTACATAATATCTTCTAAGTTGAAAAAATATTGGTCTATAAAACATGCTATGCCACCTACATCTGGTCCGCACCAATAACTAAATTCATAGCCATGTTTGTTAGTAAATTTTTTTATATATTGTCCGACGATGTTTTCGTATTTCTTTTTTAGTGCAGTCATTTGGCTTTTTATTTGTTGACGTTATAGTATTTTTTTAAAAGTTCAACTACATTTGAATCAAATCTCTAGCATATTCACCTGTTGACTTTCCATCACGCGTGATCAGGTAATTTGGATCCATGCCGCTGGCCATGATGTCTTCCATCAACTTTTCTAACGTTGGAAATTTACTCTTATAGTAGCCACATTTTAGTCCCCACATATGTTTTTTGTTTTTTACTTGTTTAACTTATGACTTAAATATACGTTTGACTTTTGCTTTAGCCTAACTTTTGCTGGTAACCTATTGCCTTCCAACATTGACATCACTATAGTAGAATCTATTGCTGTTGTACTTTGCCACTGCGTTTACTTCGCCTAATTCCTCATACGATTCTAAGACCATGCCATGTGTTTTTTCTAAGTTCATAGACGTGTTACTTAACATGTTGCCTAAAAGTACAGCAAACGTAGAATTTGACTCGTTTACCATCGCCTGATCACTTTGCACGCCACAGTAAAATGCTTCATTTACCTCGCTGATAAACATTCCACTGTATAATGCATGAAGCTGATGACGCTCGATAAACTTATTTGCATTACACCATATGGCTATGAGCTGTTTGCCGCGTAATTCTTCAACCAGCGACTCGCCTACTACCATAACTCCTTTTCCGATGCCTGATACGTTGAACAAGCCATTTGGTGAACCATGACCTAACATTATGATTGTGTCGTGTGATCTAATTAGTGCAAGAAGTTTATCGTGTGATGTGTCTTTTACTACTACTGTCTTACCTTTTATATTGGTGTAGATGGGTCTTAAAAAATCCGTGGAACTGTCTTGAGGATGGATAATTAATGTTTTCATGTTTATTGTCTTTTGTTTGACTAAATAAAATACTGTGAGCTTATTTTTCAACCCAATAGTACATTCCTAATATTATTGAATACAATACAATTACCATTGCTGATGTTATAAAGTTTGTTTTCATGTGTGTTGTTTTAAGGGTTTAATAATCTATTGTTATTTCTACTTGATTTTTATTCATGAGCCCCTTATACATTGCAACAGCTTCTTCTATTGCTGCAAATGGATTTTTATTATGCTTCTCTTTCAAGTTCTAACATATCATTATAAGCTAATTCACATTCATGTGATTCTGATCCACCTTCTTCAATTTCTGAAATGGCTAACGAATACAAGTCTTGTATTTCTGATTTAAGTTCAGGTTTTGCTTTGATAATCCTGATTGCTTCTGCTTTTAATTCGGCTAGTGTTATTGCTTTCATGTGTGTTGTTTTAAAAGTTTACTTTTTAATTGTGTCATAGTTTCCTTCTTTGTTGAAATTTTTCATCCAAAGACTAAGCATCTGCACTGCCTCTTTTCTGCTTACATTAAATTCCTCTATGATGTAATCAGTTGCGCCATACATGTTTACTGCTCCTGATTCTCTTAAGATGTTAAGAAATTCTAATGTGTCTTTTTCAATTGATGTTGTTGTTCTTACTTCCATAATACTTTTACTTAGTTACAATTTATTCCTACTATTATTTTTTCACCAAATACTTCAAATATTATTATTTCTACTATCATAACCTTTATTTTTTTAGTTAACTTATACAATAAATATATGTAATGGGGTGGGGTAAGCCTAATTGGCTCACCCTATTATTTTTAACACACTTCAAACACTTCTTTAAATCCGTCTAAATCATTTTCTAAACCATTGTTAAACTCAAATAACTCATTTATGTTATCTTTAACAGTAATGATAATATCATCATCTAAATACTTATTTGCAATTTCTAATTCTGCTATTGATGTTTTGTCAGAATAAATTTCTAAAATGTTACCGTAAACTTGACTCATTTTAAATCCTACAATTCCACTTTTAAATTTGAATTTTTCTTCCATTTTTTATAGTTTTAAGTTTAACTTTCTTTTCTTATGATTAAATATATGTAAATAAATTATGTAGGCCTAACATTATATTAAAGTCAAATCTGATTCTTTAACACTGTTAAATTGTACCATTTTTGATCTACTATTCCAAGCCACAACATACATTTTTTCATTGTCTACTACTTCTATATTTTCTTCATAATTTGACCAACAATCCCAAATATGGCCTTTCAATTTATTATTACTTATTACTTTTACTTTATCATTAATGTTAAATGGTCCCATTTTTTTCAAGTTTTAAATTTAACTTATTTTTCTTATGATTAAATATATGTAACCATGTTGTGTCAGCCTAACATTCTATTAAAGTCAAATCTGATTCTTTAACACTGTCAAATTGTACCATTTTTGATCTACTATTCCAAGCCACAACATACATTTTTTCATTATCTACTACTTCTATATTTTCTGGATAGTTTAAATCACAATCCCAAATTCTTCCTTTCAATTTATTATTACTTATTACTTTTACTTCATCATTAATGTTAAATGGTCCCATCTTTTATAGTTTTAAGTTTATATTTCCTTTTCTTATGAGATAAATATATGTAAAGGGATGGTGGCGTCCTAGCCACTCACCCCTTACTTGACCCTTAACTATTCATATTTTCAACCCAAATTTCATTTCTATCATCAACTAAATAAACGCATATGCCGTCCAAGTCAAACCTATTATGTTTGGCTGATTTTAAAAATTCAACAACGTCGTCGTCAAAACTACTTACGTTGTATTCTTCAACCTCGCTATTTCCCAAATTTGAAAAATAAGCATAATCGTCATTGATAAATTGTTCTAGTTTTGTCATGTGTGTGTGATTTAGGTTTATATATCTTTCTTATAATTAAATATATGTAAAGGGGTGGTGGC